ACGGCCCAACGTTTTTTGACGCCGACGACAAAGACCACCTGGCGCAACTGTGGAAGCGGCTGGATGCCATCTTCGATTCGGCGCCGGGGTTTCAGGGGCGCGTGATCTTCGGCGGGGTAACGCTGATGGACCCGCGCAACGAGGTCATTGACCCCGACGACGACTGCATTGCGCTCCATCCTCGGCTGACGAAGGCGCTGGAAGACGCCGAACGCTTTCGCGGCCTGCTGCTATGGACGCTCTACCACCACCAGGGCGGCAGCAGCGACATCGGGCAGCCGATCCGGCGAGCGCTCGGCATTGGGCAACACGACCACCTGACGCCCGAGCAAATCGATGCCGGTAAAGCTGCTGCGGTGCGGCCTGCCAACGCAAATTCAACGACTGATTCTGTCGGTTAACACCCCGGCAACACCAGGAGCCCCTTGCCATGCCTGAAGTCCTCGAACGAACTGCGACACCCGCCGTTGCGGCACAGCAGCCGCGTTTGATGGACCGTGTCCGGGCATCGCTCCGGGTTGCGCATTACTCGCTCAGCACCGAGCGAGTCTATTGCCACTGGATCAAGCGCTTCATCCTCTTCCACGGCAAGCGCCACCCCTCAGAAATGGGAGCTCCCGAGGTCGAAGCATTTCTGTCACACCTGGCTGTCGCCGATCGCGTCAGCGCCACGACACAGAACCAGGCGATGCACGCCATCCTGTACCTCTACAAGCAGGTGCTCGGCGTCGATCTTCCCTGGCTCGAAGGCATCACCCGGGCCCGCGTGTCTCAACGCCTGCCGTCCGTCCTGACCATGCGCGAAACGCAAGCGCTGCTGCGCCACGTCCATGGCACCGCCGGCACCATCATCAAGCTGCTCTACGGCACCGGCATGCGCCTGACAGAAGGCCTGCGGCTGCGGATCAAAGACCTCGACCTCGAGCGGCGGACGGTCACCATCCGCGAAGGCAAAGGCGACAAGGACCGCGTGACCATGCTCCCTGCGTCACTGGTTGACGAGCTGCGCGATCACATCCAGGCGCGCCGCGTCATGCACGATCGCGACCTTGCCACCGGCCATGCCGACGTCGAGCTACCCGACGCGATCGAGCGCAAATACCCGCGCGCAGGCCAGCAATGGGCGTGGCAGTACGTCTTTGCGGCCAAGAACTACAGCACCGATCCGCGCACCGGCGCCTATCGCCGGCACTACGTCGGCGAGTGGGTCATCCAGCGCGCCGTCCGGGCCGCGGCGCACGCGGCCGGCATCCCCAAGACCGTCCACCCGCATACCTTGCGGCATAGCTTCGCCACCCATCTCCTTGAATCGGGCAGCGACATCCGGACAATCCAAGAACTGCTCGGACACTCCGACGTCAAGACGACAATGATCTACACCCACGTCATCGGACGCGCGGGATCGGGGACGATCTCCCCACTCGACCGGATCGCCTGACGGTCAATCCAGCAACCCCGCCACGTCCGCCATGTCCTGTCGGTAGTACGTGTTCAGCAGGATGCGCAGATCCCGGTGCCCGCTGATCTTGGCCAGCGTCATCACGTCCACCTTCTTCGCCATCCGCGTCAGTGCCTCGGCGCGGCTGTCGTGGAAATGCAGATCCGTCACCAGGGCGCGGCCCTTCACCTTGCGGAACAGCGCGTCCAATAGTGCCGGCGTCAGGTCGAACACCTCGGCGCGCCCCTCCAGCTGCTTCAGGATGCGCAGGGCCTCGCGCGACAGCGGCACGTCCCGGGCGTGCCCGTTTTTCGTCTTCGGCAAGTGCGCCACCCGTCGATCCTGGTCGATGTGCTCCCAGCGTAGCGCGCAGATCTCGCCGGCCCGCATCGCCGTCTCCAGGGCGAACAGCAGCGCCGCACCCACCCGGGCCGTCTGCGTCACGGGCGCCTCGTCGTAGTCATACCCGCAGCCCAGCAACAGGCGCTCGATCTCGTCGTCAGAGATCCGGCGCGTGCGCGCCTTCGGCGGCTCCGGCTTCTTCACCCCGACGCACGGGTTCCGGGCCAGCCATCGCCACTCGGACACCGCCACCGAGCACGCATGCGCCAACGTCGCCCACTCCCGCAACACCGACGCCACCGACACCGCCTGCAGCCGACGATCGCGCCAGGCGGCGATGTGTTCGGGCCCCAGCTCCGGCAGGCGCACCAGGGCCAGCGCATCCGGCTTGCGCGGCGTGCCGTCGCGCTCCGCGCCCAGCCCCACCATCCGGCGCAGGCGAAACTCCTCGGCGCGCGCCCCGCGCTTCGTCGGCGTGATCTCCTTGATGTACCGCTCGATCAGATCCGCGAACGGCTTGTCCGGCGATCGCCCGATCTTGCCCAGCTCGAGGTCGTTCTCGATCTGCGCCGCCCAGGCCGCGGCCTTGCCCTTGGTGTCGAAGGTTGCCGACCGATTGAGCCCGCCCTTGCGGACGCGCACGGTCCACCGGTTTCCGCGTTTCTGGTAAGTCGCCACTTGTGCCAATCCCTGTGCCAACCCTGTGCCACTGCGACACAGGATGGGGCGGAATAATGCGGCAAAAAGCGGAAAAGAAGAAGCCCCGGAATCGGGCTGGAAGCCTTGATCTGCGGGGCTAAGATGGGACTTTCGAGGAAAGCACCCGAGGTGCCTTGGTGCGAGAGAAGGGACTCGGCGACCGTTCAGCCATGCGGCTTTCGGTGATTCTGTGCCAATCCGCGCCGGCGGTTCTCTGCCGGACTCACGAAGCTGAGGGGATTATATCAGCGCGCGGATTCGACTGGCGCGGGGGCCTGCACCCCTGCCGCTGCCCGGCACCGGTAATAGATCCCCGCCACCTCGACCAGCTTGGCCGTCGTCGCCCCGAAGCTGTCGTCAGCGATCGGCGTCAGCGGCGGGCAGCTCGCCGTCACCAGGGGCGGCGGTTCCGTTGGACAGCGCGGCATTGACGGCGCGCAGGCCGTCAGGGCTGTGGCGGCAATCGCGATAGACAGGCTTTTCATGGATCTCCTTCTCGACCACCTGGCGGATGGTCGTGTGGCGCACCTCGATCTTGGCCAGCTCGCCGGCGATCGCGCGCTGCATGTCGGCAAAGGTCCGCTCGGCCGCCAGCGTCTCGCGCGTCTGCGCCGCCGCCTCGAGGGCCCGGCCATCGCTTCGGCCCCAGGCGTAGGCGCCGGCCAGCGCCACGATAACAACGGCCGCCCCGATCAGCCCGTTCCTGAGCTGTAAAGGAATCCTTGACAGCTCAGGCACGGCGCCACCAAAACGACAGCACCGGCCGCGGCCGCCAGAAGAACCTGCGCCAGCTCGAGCTGGTGGCGATCATCCCCAGGTGCCGCAGTGAGTTCCGCGTATCGCCCATCACAGCAGCTCCGCCTCGGCAGCCCGCCGCTTGGTCAATCCCGGGAGGACGATGCCGGCGGCCTTGTTCCACCGCACAATCTCGGCCCGAGCGCCTGGCACATCTCCAGCATCGAGCCGCTCGCGAAAACGGGACCGGCCATAGGCGCCGGCGCCCAGGTTGAAGATGAAGCTGATGACGGCCGCGCGCTGTCGGTCAGCCAGAACCAGTTGGGGCGAGAGGCGGAGCGCGGCCGCCTCGCAAGCTTCAAGATCATGGATCAGCCTCCGCTCGCACTCCTCAACCGTCCAGGTCAGCCCCGGCCCGATGCCCGGACCGGTGGCGCCGTAGCCGATGGTCCACACGCCGGCCGGGCACTTGTAGGACTGCAGGCGCAGGCCTTCGAAGCGCTTGACCAGTTCGACGGCTTCATTCGGGACCATCGAACCACCCCCACTTCACGCAGAGCAGGAAGCCGATCACGCTGGTGATCCAGCCCAGCCCCTCGAGGATCTCGCGCGTCTCAGGGCCCATGGCGCACCATCCGATCGGGCGACGCGGCCCTCGATCCGCGCCCCGGACAACCCACGCACGTGCATCGTCGGCGGTTGCCCAGGTAGATCCCCGCATTGCCGACGGCCAGCGACGCGAGCCCCAGCATCAGCACGACCGGCCACGCCACAGGCTCGCGATGCACCAGGTAATCGATCGCCGCGAGCACGATGGCGCCCCAGCCCACCGACACCAGGACGAAACCCGCCGAGATCGACCCGGGCACGGTCTTGGGGTCGATGGCATGCACCGCGCACAGGGCGCCGTACATCGCCACCGGCGCGCACAAGAGAACCAGCCACATCAGGACCTCGATCATTTCGCCTCACCTCCTCCACGATTCAGTAGCGCATCCGGGTTGCGCGACACCTTGAGCCACCAGCCGACCAGCCCGATCGCGGCGAGCCCGAGCAGAAAGCCGAGCAGGCCCTCGACCGACCCGTCGGCCGGCAACCAGGTGGCCACGCTGCGCGCGTAGCCCATCAGGATCGGCGGCAGCACGTAGGCCAGCACCATGCCGGCGACGACGGCGACCACCATGCGGCGGTGGTCGGCCTCGCGCGTGTAGAGCAGCATCATCACGGCGCCGATCAGGCCGAACAGCGGCGGAGCCAGTTTCGAGGCCAGCCATCCGGCGGCCCCCGTCGTCGGATCGGTCATCGGTTGCTCCTCACGTTGTCTCGGTATTCGGGAGCCATCTGCCGGCGCTCCATTTCGGCTTCGTAGCTCGAGCGGCAGTGGTCGGACTGCCAGAAGAAGACGGCATTGATCGCGCGCCGACGCCAGCCCCACCCCGCCCGGTGCGCGTGCGCACTCAAGGTCTCGTCGGCCCAGCCGCCGAGCAGCGCGTTCGCGAGCTGGTCGAGGGCGATCAGCACCTGCAGGAGCCAGCGCATCACGCGATCACCCACACGGCCGCCTGCGCCTGGCCGGCGAGGATGAGCGCCTCGCGCAGCTCCGCCGCAGTGGCGTTGATCACGGAGTTGTCGGCCAGCACCCAGGGAATGGTGGCGGCCGGCCCGGCGGCATCGAGGCCGAGGATGGCGCGCGCCATGCGGCCCTGTGAAACCTCGTCGCCATCGAATTCATGTCCCGCGGTTGTGGTGACGCGGATGCGCGCCACCGTGTCGGCGCGGGTCGCCTTGGCTGCCTCGCGCTCTGCCACATGGTCGGGCAACGGGTCGTGATCGATCACCCCCTCGCCGCTCACCGTGTAATCCGCAAACCGCCCAGACCGCCGCAGCATCTCGCCGTCGTCCTGCGAGATCGGCACCGCGCCCTCCGGCGCGTTGTCGGCCCGGAACAGCTCGGCCACGCGGCCGCCTTGAATCGTGATTGCGTAGTCCATCAGCGGTCTCCGATCGCCAGGGCAAAGGGGCGGCCGGTCAGCTTGTTGGCCGTCGAGATCGTGAAGTTCGAC